CAGCAACTTGTGTGTTGCCATAGTTACTGCTTGTAAACGGAGTACCATTGGCATAGAAGAAACCTGCGGCCAATACATTACCGGCAATGACGTTTCCAACAGTAGTAACGTTGTTGGCAAACCAAGCATTACGTGTGTAGCCTACCAGTTCAAAAATACTTGCGCCACCAGTTTGGCCAACAGTAAATCCATCTGGCCCTGCAGTACCAGAACCAACTACAACGTCTACTGTTGTTTGTGCTGTTGTTTTGGTATATGAGCCAAGGTTGTAACCAATTCGCCAGTTGGTATCTGAGTTCACAAAATCAAGCCAGCTGCCACTAGATAATCGAACATTACCTGTATTGATATTGCCAGTCAAATATGCAGCAACTTGAGTATTACTGTAAGTTCCACTGATACCTGTTAGTATGCTAACACCGTTAGGGTACAAGAAGTTGGCGGCGGTTACGTTACCAGTAGCAACTAATCCGTTGCCGTAATAGACATTGCCTGCTGCAACAATATTGCTTTGTAATACAATGTTACCACCCGTGCCTGGAGTGATGTTGATATTGTTTTGAGTAGGATAGGTATTGGGTGTGGATAATGTTAGCCCATATGCACTTGACTGCAACAACCCGTTTGGTCCAACAGTGAGATATCCAGTGTTAGTTCCGCTGTTGTATCCACCAGTAACCTGCGATGCACCTAAATACTGTGCAGTCACGTTGGTTAGTTTACTGCCGTTGCCGATGAAGTATGTGGACGTTACATTACCACTTGTGATGTTGCCAGACAAATATGCTGCAACGTTAGTATTGCTGTATGTGCCGGCTTGCGGGTTAGCAACCAAGTACGCTGCCACGTTGGCATTAGCATAACTGCTAGTACCGTAGTTCAAGTTAGCATAGGCATAGAAACTGCCCACGTTGGCTTGTAGTGTAGCGACAGTAGCATTAGCACCAGTAATACTGTTGTACAAACCGCCAGTATTAGATTGTAGTGTAGCGATTGCGGCATTGGCTGCAATAATGTTAGAACGCAGACCAGTTACTTCGCCTTCTTGTGCTGCTGCATTACTTTGTAAACTCACAATCGCTAGATTGGCGGCAGTAATATTAGCGTTGATACTAGAAATTTCACTTTCTTGTGCTGCTGCATTACTTTGTAATGTTGTAATTAGGCCTTGCTGGGTAGCTGCATTTGCTGTCCATGCAGTAGTTACTGCATCAACATAAGCCTTCATTGCGGTGTTGGCACTTACTGCTCCAGCAATATTCAAATTGGCTGCAATAATGTTAGCACGTAGTCCGGATATTTCTGTTTCCTGTGCTGCTGCATTACTTTGTAAACCTGCAATCGTTAAATTTGCTGCTGTAATATTAGCATTAGTTGTTGTAAGGTTGGTCAACAAAGTACCAATGTTGGCTTCATCGTTTTGAATAGCTGTAGCAATCTGTCCCAGTGTATCTAGAATCGCAGGAGCATTAGCTAGGGTAGCAATCTTGTTATCAATGTAACCTTTTAATGCCAAGTTGGCTGTAGTTACGTTTGCCACAGTGGCAAAACTCGTTTGTCCTGCAGGACCTTGATAGGCTGTGCTTTGAACACTACCATCATTGAACTGCACATTGCCATCGTTGCCAATATAAAATGTTGCAATGTTTCCAGTTACATTACTTTGGAAACTGAATCCGGTACTATCAAAGTAGAACCAACTGCCATCTTTTAAGTCAGTTACGTTGTATGTGTTTGTTGGATCATATTGTAATTGGAATCCAACATTACTTCCAACATTAACATAGTCACCAATACCATAAATTGAGGTTGTTAGAACCTTACCCGCAGTTAGGTTACCAATAGTAGCATTACCAACTGAGCTTAATTCTGTTTGCAGGCTAGTTATGTTGCTGGTAATCGCATGTAGATTAACATTGCCAAAATACTGTTCCAGCTGGACCACGTTACCGGTGATGCCAGCAATGTTAGCAACTTCGGCTTGTAGGTTAGTTAGAGTAGTTGCAAAGGTAGTTGCGTTACCACCAATTAAATGGCCGCCTTGTGTTACACCATCCTGTACGTATACTGTATTGTCATCGGTGTTTAAGATCAACTCACCATGAGGACCTGTGTAGGTACTGATGGTTTGCGTGTTGCCACGCTTGATCAGAATCTGTTTAATAGTTAGATTATTAGACATTGTTATAGTGTTCCGCCATCAATCGAGTAGGTATCAGTTAGCGGAGGTGCTACTGTGGTGCTGTAATAAGCAGGCAATACTTCCAAATCAAGTGGAACTGTGTAGTTGTCGTCCACATACATAGGGCTAGTAGCGTCTGTGCTGGTCACAGTTGTGGCAAATGCCAATTTATAAGTGCGTTGTTCCAAGCTGTTAATGGTGTTGGCATCAAATGTAAATGTACCTTGTCCCAGTTGGATGTTGGCAAAAGTTACTGCATAGCTTTTGATTGTAACTTGGTTAACTGGATCCTGTATGCTTGCGGTCACTGTACTGCCAGTCAAGTCAACACGCTTTTGATCCTGGTTCTTAATAACGACTTGGATGGGATTATCCACACCTTGGTAAACTTTAATTGGGCGGCTGTACACGACTCTGTTCCTTGTAGTGAAGATCGAGGGGTCAATAAATTGAACCTCGACCAAATTCGGGTATAAATATGCTTTGATAGTCTGCATTTTAGGTTATCTTTTAGATATTTATCGCAAAGTGGAAATAGATATTAAAGCATTATTAGCGCAATACCCGTACCTGACCTACATTGTCTACGGCGGAAACGATTACGTGGGCATTGTACAAAATGCAGACGAACAGATTACTACGATCTACGATTATGGTAGCTTGAAAACGCCCGAGCAAAAGACCAAGTTCTTGGAATTAGGTGAGCAATGGTGGTGGGAAAGCAATAGAATTATCCCGATCAATGTGTTTTTGAAACAGGATTGGACGCTGTTCAAGTTCTGCGTTAAAACAATGAACAGCAAGGACGTGGAAATCAAATATGGGCCCCAGACAAGCCTAAAAGAAATAGCAGCGAAACGCAGCAAGCGTCGCTCAATTACTTTGGTACGTAAGGTTTAACTAAAACCGTAGCTGATCTTTTCACAGATCAAGTTCATGTGTACTGCCACAAGATGTGCGTAAGCGATTGAATGCGACTTTTTAAAATAATACCCATCATCTGCGGGCGTTTCCCATACAGTAGCAGCAACATCACGCCAAGGTAAGCCAATTAAATGTCGCTTGGCCGGACGAATTACACTCAACAACATAGCCATTCTGGGTATACTAGTCACAGGCTCGGGCATTTTCATCATTGTATCATAATGATTGCCAATGTGAATTAACTGACTACAGAACTCACGCTGTTGCAACAAGTCCCACAATGGTTCTGTGCTCATTAACTGCTGTAGATGTGCTTCGTCTTTAATCTGCGTATATAACGATACATTCAAAAAGTCCAGTTTTGCATAGCCTAGATCTTCTGCTGCCTTGTGATCGATACTGGCTGTGCCTGTAAATGGATCTACCGGAATGTCTGTGGGGTATACTCCGGTATTGTGTTTAATCAAATGCCCATCACGTACAATGCCTGCAGGTGTTAGATCAAGAACTGCTAATGCACGTTCTCTATCTCCGAAGTCGATATCAATATCACTAGAGAATTTAATTTTTAGATTCATTTATTCTTTCTGCTTTTCGTCTTGCCCAACCTTCTCTCATTTTTTGTTTTTCTTCTTCAGTTCTTAATTTGCCTTTATTCCACGCAGTTTTGCCTTTGTTGGCTTTGCTAACTGCATCTTTAACTTTGTCATCTCTTGGAATGCCTCTGTTCCAGGCGACCTTTCCGGTGTTTGCTTTACTAACAGCATCTTTAACTCCTTGAGATCTAGGAATGCCTCTGTTCCACGGGGTTTGTCCTTTGTGTGACTGAGATAATTTTTGTCTTAATTCAGGAGATGCTTTATTGCCTGGCACATTACCGTCAATCCCATTCTCAATGATAAGATTTGCCCATTCATCTGATTCAACAATATTATTATCTTTAGAAAATTTCATTGCATATTCTACTAGAATTTCTTTGTGATTGAATAACTCGCACCAGACGGTTGTAACATCATTTCCGTGTTTACGAATATGATCTTTCCAATATTTTCCAGACCCCTTGTATGTATAAGGGTCTTTGATTGTTTTACCAAAGTACTTTAATCCAGTTTTATTATGTTGTTTTATGTATAGCCAAGTTGGGGTCATATATCCTCCTAACTTTATTTATATATAAAGTCAATATCAATATGAGATATTGGTTCTATATCATAAGCCGGCTTTCTGTAATACATCTCGACACCACTCGGTGTCTGCTAGATAATCTCGAAACTTCTTGTCCCAATATTCGGGATTGATCCAAGGCATTATTATTTCCACTTGATCTTCACGTAACTGATCAAGAAACGCAACACCGCTGACACAATTATAAACAACCCAAGCACTAATCCTCCCGGTACTAATATGATGGCAGATCCTATTAGCATTACCGTATCTAAAATAGTCTGTAAAGCCGTTTTTAAGTTCTGGATGCTCTTCGGCATACTTGGTCATTTCCTTTAAGGCACGTTCTAAGCAGTCTTGTACTGCTTCACGCTTTAGATAGTCACCTAGCCATTCTTCGTATAGTGCATCCTTACACCAATAGTCTAAGCGTTTGTTGTTTTTGAGCAGCCAGTCAGTAAAGCTAACAGTATTGACAGCTCTAATAGCAACCAGATATCGGCCGTATTTAACGAAAGCAAGATAATAAGGACTATTGCAAAATTCTTCATAGGTTTTGTTCTTGGTAGAACCCTGTGTCGACGCATAAAAACGCAGGTATGCACGGTATCCCAGTTGCACACCGGTTTCTGTTTCTTGTTGTGCTCTACGTTTCTGTTCACAAAGATGCGATGTCAACGTAGATTCACGCACAAACTCTTTACCACAATAATTGCACTTGTGAGCCATCATAGATCTGCTTTAATTTTTTTCTCATCCCATCCGTGTGCTCTGGCCAACTCTTTAATTTCTTCTCGTGTGTTGAGTTTGATCAACAGTTCGATTTCATCATCCTTGGCCTGTGGATATGCAGACTGCAAGAACTTAAACACCTTGCTGTTGTTTTCACGTTTGCCTGCGGGCAACCACTTATGATACTGCTTGCCCATTCCCGGACTTACTGTAGTGGCCAAGAGCCATTGAAACTTTTTATGCTGTGTGGTGTTGATGTCAAAGAAGTTCTTGTTCAGTCGTTCGTTGGTACTCATTAGGTAATAGGCCTGTAGTTCGCTACTGCCTTCTACTGTACTGCCCCAACGAATCATTATAAAAGGACTAAACTTTTTCTTTTCTTCGTCGCTTAGTTCATCATAAAACGCACGGTTCTTGCGATCAAACTGTAGCATTTCATTTGCGATGTTTAGTTTATCAATTGACATTGGTAGGACGCTTCATTAATCCGTAATTGGTGCTGTGGTTAAACTCGATCAACTCCCACCCTTGGGCTCCTTGCTCATTAAGTTCTTTTATAAAGGTAAAGTTATTTTTAATTTTGTAGTATTGATATTCCCAAGTGATCATTGCATTTCCTTGTTATTAAGGTAATCGGCCATTTTCATCTTTCAGTAGGTGGTAAAGTTCTACGCATCGTTCACAGTATTCTACTATAGCAGGATTAGTACTGTTGCGAATTTCGCCCCACATCTTGCTTTCAAGAAGTTGTTTTATTGTACTAAGATCTTCTCGCACTAGAGTGCGCTCTAATGATCCTGCTTCACGTGAATATATTGTAACACCTTTGTCGGGACTTTCAAAGATTTTTGTCATAATCTGGATATTGCTAATTCTAATGCTTCATGCACAGGACGCAATGGATAAACGGCATCCAATTTGGCTGTGCTCAATACACAATTACTACGTGGGGCAACAACCGCACGTTGGAATTCTTCTTCAGTAAAGAATTCTTTTTCGATTCCCATCATTTCTACAATCTCACGAGCATTGCTGCTGCCAGGATTGCATAGATTATAAATGCCAGGTTTGATTTTTCTATTAACTGCCATGCTCACTGCTACCATAGCAACATCTGGCATGTAGCTGAGACTGTTTTCGTAACTGATCAGCTTGTCGTACTTGACCATCTTAGTCAAAAAGTTTTTAGGGTGGTGGTTGTCACCAAATGGCATACGGATACGCAACAAATAACTCTTGTCCATATAGGGCAAGAGCATTTCTTGCCCTAGTGCTTTGGCTCCACTGTAGAAACTACCGTTGTTGAACGTGAAGTTAGGTGCGTCGGTTTCTGTAAACTTCTTTTCGTAGCCAGTATAAACACAACCACTGCTGATATGCACAATGGGTGTGTGGGGATTAGCACGTTCTAGCTGCACAGGGAATGTTACGTTGCCGTCGATTGTTTCCTGGCGGTAAGTTTCGCAAGCATCCACGTTAGGACTGCCTGTGTAGCCTGCTGCATTAATAATTGCCGCAGTATTTGTAGGCACTGGATCTGTGTGCCTGATCCATGTATAGGGTAGTTTTTGTGCGTCTAGTTCTTGTGCAATATGTTCGCCAACATATCCATGTCCAATCAATGTAATCATCTTACCATACCTTGCTGTAGTTCAATACTTCGCTTTGTCTTGAAATGTCTTTTACAAAAAATGCACACAGCGGCTTGTCTGTGTTTTCCGTTAATGGTACTGCTAATAACTGTCCGGGCTTGAGTTTAGGGAAATACCATTTAACATCTTGATAGATATCAATGATTTCCACTGGCTTGAACTCGGGCCTAAAGCCAGCCATGGGGTTGAATGTAAACACACTAAAGCCACGATCGTTAATACTAGTTAATGGAACAACTTCTAGGTCACCTAGGTCAGGCTCCCCAATCAACAGTTGCCAATCCACTGGCATCTTAATAATATCGTCGCCGATCTTTAGTACCAGTGCAGGACTATTAAATGACTCTAAGAAAATTAGTGGAATATAAAAGTAATCTGGGTCCTTGGGGTCGCTGTTGTCTAGTACGCAAAAACGTAAATCCTCAACTTCATCGGGGATTTCGTTCATCTCAAAACTCTTATTATCTAATGTAAGTATTCTCATTGTTATTCTATGTATAGGCCGCAGTTGATATCTGTGAATTGCTCAAGGACATCGCGGTGCTCAGGAAACTGCGCTAAATCTAAATCCGCAGTCGCCATATAGCGTGTATTATAATTGACAGGGCTAGCAAAGTAAACCTGTTTTTTATCTAAATGTTCAAATGCTCGGTTTACAATCTTATGGTGTATGTGCCCGTAATCGCCATCTTCGTGGTGTGTTAGAATCAAGTCTGCATCTTTGCAAGCATTGTATAGCATCAATCTTGCAGATGATTCGTCCCAGAAATTTAATTTCTGTGTTTGTTGATCCGTATAGTCATCAGTAAAACCTAGAAATTGTGTAGCAATACCACGTGAGTTCCAGTACCTAGACATTTCTCGAGCACGTGGATCTGTTGCATTGTAGGTTAAGTAGACAATAGACCAAGAGTAATCACTGTGATTATCTATGTAGGGGCGAGCAAATATCAAACAATCATCTGGGTGTGCTACTGCACAAATTGCATTTAGAGCTGCCATTGTTCTTTGATAACCTTGTAGTAGATGTCTGCTAGGTATTCTTGACTTTGCGGGGAACCGTGATAACCAGGATCCCGAGTTCCTTCAAACGGCCATTCATTTGTACTGTAAGCAGGTGTGTCCTCATAACGCAATGTCAAACATTTGTCTGGTACTACACTAGGAATAGCCGCACGTACAGTTTGACTGGTCCATACATTGTTTGCAACAACTAAAAACGGAATACCAGCGTAATGTAATTGCATAATGCCATCACGGATAATCCATTCGTCCATTTGACGCTTCCACTCGCTGTCGTACATGAAGTTAACGTACTGCTTGACTGCGGCCTGTGTATTTTTATCAATCTTGCTGCTACGATAAGGATGCGGATAGTTTTCTGCTAGACTAAAAATAGTTTCGCAAATCATGCGATAGGGATTGTTGCCGTAGTTAACATTGTTAATACCGGCTGCGCGATCATAACCATTACCTTGATTCTGTTGCAAATGCTTTTGCAAATCATTGCCCCAGCCTTTGTTTTCGTTTTCGGGAGGAACATAAGGTGCCGCACCTGCAGGGATTTCGATGCGGTCATGGAATGTTGGTGCAATGATCGCAAACGTAGGACGTTGACGCAACACTTCATCAATTTGAATTCGAACTCCGCCGTTACTACAACCTTGTCTTGCTAGGATTTCAACCTCCCATCCTAGCTTACGTGCCAGTACTTCGCCGTAGGCTGTGCCTGGCAGGTCTTGACTGGGCGCACTAAAACTGCACCCGCATACTATTAATTTAGTCATTGCCACTCTACTTTCTCAACCGTGAAGGGATAGTTCGCTTCTTTATAGAAGGCCTTACGCTTTGTGAGGTGTCGCTTCGCATATTTACATGTCGAAGTAATGTCCCAGATTTGGACAAAGTCCTTGTCTTCCGCTTTTCTAATGCCGCGCCCAATTGATTGTATAACCCTTGTAAAGCTCTTTCCGGGCTCAATAAGAACCAAATTAAAAATACGAGGGATATTAATACCCACAGCGGCCACACCATAAGTCGCCACAGTAATCTTGTTATTGCTTGTTGCATGGTCGTCATATTCTTCTTTACGTGCTGTTGCTTTCATGTTACCGGATATGAAAGGCACATCGGGTTTGTCACTTAACAAGCTAAAGAGATTACTCAATTCGACTTGTAGCAGTTTACCTGTTTCAATACGGTCCACTAGGATAAGTGTATTGCCGCCGTCTTTGATCTTGTCAATTAGTTTAGCCAGATATGCAACACGCTCTTTTGTGGTAACTAGATACTTAAGCTCGGCTTGGTATTCTTTGTACTCCACGTGGTCCAGTAATTGTACAATATTCACGTGACATTGTGCAAGATGTCCGGCATCTTGTAATGTGCTGGCTGCAAGTTTTCCTACCACTGGTCCAATACTGCACAAGATACTGACCTGTGCATGATCTTCTTTGGGGATAGTTCCAGTAAGTCCCCAGCGGATTGGCACACGGGCAAACACACCGGTCAGCAAAGTCTTTAGTGCATCAGCTTTGGCCATGTGTACTTCGTCGACCATTACCAAGGCAACACCTTCAGTTAAATCACTGATGATAAAGTCTGTAGGGTCTCGTAAAAGTCTATGACTGGCTGGCTCATCTTCACTGTTGCGACCTTCGCTGTTCTTGAGCAACACGTTGAGACTTTGCCAAGTACAAATGGTATGTGTGCGTCCTACTTCCTTGCGGTCACCAAAGTAAACACCTACATCCAATCCTAGGTTGCGATAGTCTGCTTCTGTTTGCTTGACCAAATCCTTGTTGGGCACAATGACCACACTCTTGCCGTACTTTTCAGCACACAGGCTCAGTGTAGCAGTCATCAGCGTCTTGCCGGCGCCGGTAGCAATCTCTTGCACACTTTGCGGATTTGCTAGAAATGCGTTGACAATCTCAACTTGGTAGTCACGCAATAGCACAGGTTTGCCTGCCGCAGGATGACCCACTGGCCACACCTTGTGTGCAAACGTATCTTCAGCAATAGGTTCCCACTCGTGTTTTACCGAGTAGTCACGTAGGTCATCAACATCAATGTCATAGCCTTCTTCGGCTAGAAAAGGAATAATGTCGGGCAGTAGGTTGATATAGCTACTGCCCCCAAGTTGGAAGAAGCTGACTTTACCATCCCATCTGCCCAACCGCACAGCCGGCAAATAACGTGCGCCGGGTATTTCGTATTTGAATCTGTCAACCAGTTTCTTACGTGTACTTAATTCTAAACCTTCTACTTTTACGTTGACTTCATCTTTAATTACTAGTCTGGCTTCCAAAAGTTTTAACTCCGTTATTGCCTTTTTTATTGTAAACTTCTGCGGCGCAATATATAACTTTTTCCGCACGTTGAACCATAACTTCTTTGTCCCCGCCATAAATCATACCGGCGCTACTGACAAGTAAAGGAACAGTTTCTTTAACTGGTTTGGTAATATAGATTACTTTAACGCTAGGGGCAACTGGTTGCGAGGCTCGATATACCACATACTCGTCTGACGAGAAACGGTGTTGAATATGGTTCAGCATCTTACTGCTTAAGTCAGGTTCATAAACATACACTGGTAATCTATTTACCGCGAGCGCATAGTCAAAAACACTATCTAAATTATTG